GAAGTCCGAAAATTTACGCCCGCCGCTAAATGTGGTATCTCAGCGATTGTATTATGTTGCGGATCATTCATTTTACTGTGTTGAACTGTTTAAATATAAATATTATTTGCTTGCCAAAGGAGTCCTTGGCGCGCTAGAGACAAATAACCCACTGTCGCTAGCAAATAACTGTCGCTCACTTTTAGAACAAGTCGCTACGCTAACGTACTGCATGGATGCAGTTGAGCAGATGTTGAATGACCTAAAGGATCAGGGTTCACCGGAAAAAATAGATAAAGTGATTGCTAAAGCTGAACAAGTTTTGAAGCGCACGTATGCTGGCAAGGGCAAAACGAAAGACTCAACTAAAGAGTCTGAGGCGATTCATGTTAATACAGCGATAAAGGCTCTAGGTTTGAAGGTTTTGGATGCTTCAGACTCCTATGATTATTTGTGTGAATTTGTTCATCCTAATTTCGGGAACAATTACCTTATCTCCGCTGGAGAGTTAGGGAAAGGTAAGATAGGAAGCCGTGCGAACTCTGATGAAACGATCTTGAAAATTGCGGCTATCGCTGTTGGATTACTAGATTTTAGTGCAAAAATAAGCGGGATGTTGTATCCAAGCCTTACTTGGCGTGCGCACAATCATGTAGAGATTTGTTTTCAGAGAGGAGCAAAAATAACTAACGTCTTTGCAAGCAAAAAACCAATTCCGGAAGGCGATGGGAAAACAAGGGAAACAGCATTTTTCTTTAAAAATGCCAGAACTCAGCAAGAATCAATGTCCCTAAATTATCAATATTTGCAGGCGTGTGAGTATGACATTCATCCCGCCAATAGGACTAATGGGGGCTATAGTAATGGTTGTGTTTATGATGTGTGGGAAACAAAGGATGGTGCGATTTGGTTTAAGACTCCGGTATACCATGGCATCTAAGTGAGGAAGGGAATGCTTGTGAATTGGCTACATTGGGGGATGCCTGGATTGATTGTGCGGTAAGCAATATGCCGAAGGCTGCCTAAAACAGTTGTATGGTATTAGCTGTTGCTTGCTCAGCTAATACCATAGCGATAACTGAAATTATTTTTCCCCTTTCGCGGAGCTGATCATCTTTCCTCCCTTGAGTTGAATGTTCGAATTTGTGACGCCTTTTAGAATCAGCTCGTAAGGATGGTCTGCCATTTTTTCTCGCTCGGATCGATTGAGAAGTAAGAGCTTTAAAACTTCCACATCTCTATCTGTTGGAGACGCCCCGGGCTTGAGTCTTTTAAGGTATTCATCCGCATCGTAGTATTTCTTTCCATCTTCGTGGAGAGCTAGAAGTACTGAGGAGCGAAAGTTTGATGTTCTATAAATATATACAATGAATGCGGCTAAGCTGACATATAGGCCGATGATTGCTGTTACTGCTCTATCGCTGAGAGCTTCTCCAGCAAAGAAATAGATTAACAGCACTCCAATATTGAATAGTACAAACAGGTTGATCATGACCGTTTTTAACCTGCCGGCACTGCGCATTTGCTCCTGAATCGTGGTTTCGAGAATTGTGCCTCGATTTTCTCGATCTTTTATACGGTTTTGCTCTCGCTGCTCTTGAAGTATTTTTGACGGCGGGTGTTGCGTAAGATAAGTCGACACTGATTCTTCGATGATTAATTTGAATTCTTCACTCAATGAATTTTCAATTGCTTTAGTTTCTTCAATTTTTTTAGCGATCAGTCCAGGTAGGTCACGTGATAACTGGATCTCAAGCTCCGTATCAATTGCTTCTCTTCTACTCTCGCTTGTTTTGCTTGAAAATATTTTTTGTAAGGTTTCAACTTGCATCTCTAAGTAGAAAAGTCTTTCTAAGTAGTTCTTTGATTGGGAAGAATCAGATTCGTCGTAAAGGAAAAGTTTTGACATGTTTTTGGTTAGGCGATTAAATGGTCTTGTTTTAAATGTCAATGTCGCCGATAAGATGAGTGCTAAAAAACTCGCTACAGCCGCTGTATAGCTAGAGAATGGATCGTTTACTAATTGGCGCAGGAATTCGTTCATAAAATTCTTTTTAGTGGGTTTTGTTTTTTTGCGGTTATCTAAGTGCAATTCGAACGGTCGTTTTGCAAGGGGCCATCATAGCGCCATCTATCACTCCTATTTAGTTCATTGTCAAGGCTAATAGCCACGTCAAGTCAAAAAATCATCCGTTCGAGGGGTAAAAAGACTTTTCCGCGCGGAATAGACATGGTTTTATAGCAGCGTGAACTGCTGTGAATGCAGCTAGACGCTTCCAGAAGTCCGACCATCGAGTCGGTTTTTTTATGCCTATTTATAAGCCCTGCCACCGTGCGGGGCTTTTTCGTTTTCGGCCCCATGCCTGGCTCTTTGCTCGTAGCGGATGACAGTGACATGGAGGCCGAACCTATTTGAGGACTACAGATGAGCACGGAACAGCAAGCTCTCGCGGATGTACCACTTTGGCTTCTGATATTGCTAAGCATGGCGGGCTTGTCCGGGGAGATGCTGAGAGCATCGGGCAGCGACCTCGGGTTACGACAGATCCTGCAGCGAGTGGCTTTGCGGTTTCTCGCATCGGGTTTGCTGGGAATGGCCACGCTGCTGCTAGCAATGGCGCTCTGGAACAACCTCTATCTGGCTGCCGGATTGGGCATCGTCATTGCGGTAATTGGTGCCGATGTAGCGGGGGGGTTGTACACCCGGTTCTTGGCAAAGAAGGCAGGCATTCAAGTCGACGAGTAAGTCGTTGACAATCAAATATTCCAAGGAGATCGGCCAATGCAGGTCCGCGTGATAGGCAAGGGAGGGAGTTGTGAGTCAAAAGTGAGCCCCGACCTGACTTGGCGCTGACATCGCCAGGGACCCTGGGGTTATCTGAAGGGTACGGGGTCGGAAACCCGCGGGAAAGCGTTAGCCACAGGGCTGGAAAGTTAGTTGACAGCGGTTGACAGGTTGACAAGGAATTCTGTGTTTTCAGCGACAGAGTTCGCATGATCCAAACAGTGTTTTTTAGTGAAGTCCCCCCGGTTCTATTGGGCTGTATAGCCTTTTCATGCCTGTTCATTTTCTTAAACAGCAGCCCCGGCGCAATGGTCGGAAGGCCTGTCAACTAAGCCGGGTTAGTTGACAGGCTTAACAAGCCACGACGATGGAGGCCGCATGGCTTTTGTAACTCGCAAGGAGTACTGCGAGCTGAAGGGGTGGTCGAGGCAGTACGTCGGCAAGCTGGTCAAGAATGAACGACTGGTTCTGAACGCTGCCGGGAAGATTGATGTGGAGGCCAGCGAGAAGCTTCTGGCCATGACGAGCGACCCGAGTAAGGCCGCCGTCGCCGCTCGACATGAGCGCAATCGCCCGAAGCGGAGTGATCAGCCACCGCTGGAAATAGTCATCGCAGACTTTGTAGATGACCCCTCTGGTCAGGTACCCGACTTTCAAAAGTCACGCGCTCTTCGTGAGCACTACCTGTCGCTTCAGGAAAAAAACAACTTCCTTAAAGCCCAAGGCACCTTGGTAGAGCGCAAAGCGGTCGAAGATGCGGCCTATAACGCCGGTCGCTTACTGCGCGATCTTTTGCTTGGAATGGCGCCACAGCTATCGCCTGAACTGGCCTCGCTGTCTGATCCATGGCAAATCGAAAAGCGTCTGACGGCGGCTTTACGACAAACACTGGAAGATGCTGAGCGACTGTCTACAGCAGATTTAGAACAAGCCATTACCCCGAGCTAAACCTATGTCCTTAGAAATGTCGAACGGTGCGACGGTGTACCGCGAAGCGTATTTCCGTGGGCAGCGACCAGAGCCAGATGTCTGGATTGATCAGTGGGCCGACGAGTACATGCGCATTCCGCGCGACACGGGTGCGGCCGAGCCTGGTCAATACCACACTTCGCGCACCCCTTATGCGCGTGAGCCGATGCGCTGTCTGTCACCAGCCCACCCGTGCAAGCGGGTGGTGACCATGGTGGCTTCGCAGTTGATGAAAACGCAGATCGCCTTGAACTGGATCGGCGGCCTGATCCATATGGCCCCGTCCAACATCCTGACGTTGTTGCCCAGCCTGGGGTTGGCCAAGCGGGTATCGTCGCGTATTGGTAAAACCATCAAGGCTACGCCGGTTCTGCGTGAGCGCGTGGCGTCCAACCGCTCGCGAGATGCGCGCAACACCATGGACACGAAGGAGTTCGAGGGTGGTTCGCTGTACATCACCACGGCCGGTTCTGCGGCCAACCTGGCGGAGCTTTCCGCACGCTACATCTACGGCGACGAGGTTGATCGCTGGAGTGTGGACGTGGGTGAAGAGGGCGACCCGGTCGAGCTGGCCGAGACTCGCGGTAGTACTTTCGGCCGCAACGCGAAATTTTACTTTTCCAGTTCGCCGACGGTCAGGGGGGCGTCACGGATCGCTGATCTGTTTGAGGTCAGCGATCAGCGTTACTACTACGTGCCGTGCCCAACCTGTGAACACATGCAGGTTCTGGAGTGGGAGCGTTTGCATTACTCGGCGGATTTTCAGGTTGTGCATTACCAGTGTGCCAGTCCCGACTGCGACGTCCTGATCGAGGAGCGCTATAAGGGCGAGATGCTGGCGAAAGGGGAGTGGCGAGCACACACCCAAGGCGATGGCGAAACCATTGGTTTTAACTTGAATGCGTTGTACTCGCCGCCCGGCTGGACCGGTTGGGCCTCGTTGGCCAAGCAATTCGAGAAGGCTAAAAAGGCTCAGGCCAAAGGCGATCTGGAGCCGATGCAGGTGTTTTACAACACCCGTCTGGCCAAGGTCTGGGATAGCGCTCAGGAGCAAACCTCAGCCGGTGTGCTGATGGATCGGGCGCGACTGGAAAGCTACGGGCTTGGCTCAATGCCCGACGGCGTATTGATGCTGACCGCTTCCGTTGACACCCAAGCCAACCGCCTGGAACTGATGGTGATGGGTTGGGGCGCTGGCATGGAGCGCTGGGTGGTCGACTTTCAAGTGATCTCCGGCGACCCCGCCGATGAGCGCACCTGGGCGGCGCTGGACGAGTTACTCAAGGCCCGTTACCGACACCCTTGTGGTGCTGAGCTGATGATCATGGCTACTGCGGTCGACTCCGGTGGTAACCATACGGATGAGGTCTATCAGTTCTGTCGTATGCGCCGCTGGCGCAGCGTGTTCGCCATCAAGGGGGCGAGCAAGCGGGGCCGGCCGGTGATCGCGCAGCGACCTTCGATGGTCGACGTGACATGGAAGGGCCTGACTGAACGGCATGGCGCCGAGCTATGGATTGTCGGTACCGACACGGCGAAGGACTGGATCTACAACCGCTATGCATTCGACACCGGCCCGGGATCGCTGCACTTTGCCAACGACCTGCCGGATGACTTTTTCGCCCAGTGTGTGGCTGAGCGCAAAGTCACCCGTTACGTCAGGGGGCATAAACGCATCGAATGGACCAAGGGCAAGGCCGAGCGCAACGAAGCGCTCGACCTGTTGGTTTACAACCTGGCCATGGCCCATTACCTCGGCATCAATCGCTACCAGGATCACGATTGGGCGCGGATTCGGCAGGCGGTCATCCAGTCGGCTTCTGGCGATAGTGGCCAACCCGTTCAGAGCGAGCGGCTCAGCCGGCCAGTCGAAACACCGGCAGCACCACAGGCGCCGCAACCAGCCGTGAAATCACGTCCGGCAGCCGCTCCCCCACAACGCCGCAGTTCCACCAGTGGCTACCTGAAGAGACGCTGATATGTCATTTACGAAAAAGCACCTCGACGCGGTTGAGGCGGCCATTGCTCGCGGTGAGAAAACTGTGCGCTACACCGACCGCACCGTGGAATACCGCACGGTCGATGAGCTGCTCAAGGCGCGCGAAGAAATACGCTCGTCGCTGGCCAGCGCCGCCGGGCCACGTTCGCGCGTGGTTCGCCTTTATCACGGGGGCAAGGGAC